GCAGAATAGTAAACACCAGTTCCACCCGAAACAATATCTTTAGGATATAAACCAATCTCTTTGTAGGTATGATTAACTACAACCATTGGAATATCTTTGAGAGTTAGGTGAGGCGTAACCATTCTAAACAACGACTTCAATTGTTTAGCACGTGACATATCAGCAACAGACTTTCCATCTAGTGCATCCTCAACTTCTTTACGTGAAGCAAGATTACCAACTGAATCTATAATAACCATTACACGTTCGCCACGCTCAATGTTATTCAACTGAGCCATAGCATCGTGTTTTAGTTGTTCGATGTCTGTGATGGGGGTATGTAATACTCTTGAAGTGTCAATTCCGAAAGAATCAAAGTAAGACTGAGGACTACCAAACTCAGAGTCATAAAAAAGAACAACAGCGTCTTCATATTTCTCCATATAAGATTTTGCCAACAGTAAGGCAAAAGCGGTTTTAAAGTGTTTTGATGGTCCAGCAAAGACTGTTAGACCTGGTGTTAGACCACCGTCGAGTTTTCCAGACAAAGCCACATTGATCATTGGCACAGCTGTCTGGATCATATCTTTGGCGTTAAAGAACTTGGACTCAGACAAAATATCTGAGTCCTTAATCGTAGAGTTCTTTTTTAACTTTTGTAATATTGACATAATATAGCTCCTTTAAATTCAATTATAAGATATAAAGAAAAGAACTACAACATTACTTACACCAACTTTGTTTCTCTTCACCATAATATTCTCTAGCAAAACCATTAGCTATTAGTGATGCTCTTAAACTTTTTCCATCTAAAATAATATCACCTAGCACTCTGCCACCAAACTTATCCCAACCCATCAAAAGAACTTGACGTTTAACAGACTTAGATACAAGATCTTTTGTGAAAGCAGAAGCTGCTTGACCTCTTTGATCTTCTTGAGGACACTGAGCTCTGTGACCTTTTTCTGGTGTATCAACACCGTAAACTCTAACAGCCAATTCCTTTGGTAAAGGATCTGGTAAAAAGGAAGCAACAATAGCAACCGTATCACCATCTTTAACACGAGTGATAGTTGCATCATACAATACACCTGCTTTGTCTTTTGCTTGTGCTGATAATAAAGGTAACAACACAAATAAAAATAATAATTTTTTCATCCAAACAACCCCTTAAGTGAAGCTTTCTCTTTTAACTCCCACCCAACAGTTTGAACTAAAGTGTTAAGTGGATCTAAAAATGCTTTTTCAAACATCATTTCATAATCTACATACTGCTCAATGCCAAACTCTTCAGGTATGCCGTTATTAAACGTAATAACATTAGTACCAAGAGGATTTGGCTCCCGCAAATACAAAAACTTAATCTTGTCACCTTCTTGGATCTTCTGGTAAGACTTCTCAAGACCTTTTTGCTCAACGAGATGATTATATATCAGAGCACCTCTCACGTGAATTGGTGTTCCCTTCTTATATATGGTAGTTTTATCTCTGTATTGTGAGACTCCATTAACTGACCTTGGAAATGCTATCTCAGAATAACTTAGCTTGTGCCAAGTGCTTTCCATATTAACAACAAACTCTCTAAGAGCTTTCTCGTCTCTTGTAAGAACAATCTTAACAGCATCTTTGAGTGCTGATCGTACAGAAGCTGGTGTTGAAGAACGAACAATCTCCATCCCTTGAACTTTAAGTTTAGGTGGATCGTAAACAACACCTTCAGCATTGTGGACATTTAAGGCATATCGCTTCTTAGCTAACCAAACTCCAGACTCAGCAATAACTTCACGTTTAAATGAAATGCGTCTTTGATATACGTTTAGGTATTCGGACACATCCTCAACTGCTTTATCAATAATTACAGATATACTCTTCTCACAAGCAGTATCAATTAGGTCAACCTTCTGCTGCGTAGTCTTGTTGCTGAAGTATCTTTCAACGAGTTTACCTAGAGTTAGATAAGTCGAATCTGTGTCTGAGTAGAACGAATAATCAATCCCAGTAGTTCCACACTCTTTGTTTAGATACTCATTTAGTTTGGTAGCAACATACCTAATAATAAACTGGCCAGTCATTGTGATACCTTCAGCCAATCGTGTATCGTAATGTCTAAAGTAAACATTACCACAAGCACCATATAATGAGTTCATTAAAATCTTAGCAGCCATTTGCTTTGAGTTTAAAGCTGTAACATGTTTCATATGGATTGGATCTTTTGTCTCCTCATACATCTGCTGAGCTTTGATCATATCTTTCTTGACAATTTGTCTAAGATTGAAATAATATTCAATTAGACGTGGAAGTATTCCTGTAACATCACGTCTAAAACATTGACCGTTAGCAGCCATAGTCAAGTCTTTATCTAACAAGCCAGCAGTGTTGACCTCATGCTTGAGGAGTTTCTGAATAGACTTTTCATCATCGGCAAGATGCTTTTCTCCGTCTACCAAAGTTTCTGGTGACATATTAAACGTCATCATAATGGATGGATACAGAGAAGTAGCATCGAAAGAAACTACCCAATCGTACTTTCCAGGAACTGGCTCCTTTACAAAAGCACCAATAATCTGTCTATCTAACAACGGATCAACTGGAATAGGATTTCTGACTATAACATTCTCTTTCAAAAGTGCATTGTAGATAATACTATCCCATGTTCTCACCGATGAGTAAATCTCAAAGAAGTTACACTTAGCATCATAAGCCATAGTTAAGATAAGATTAATTAAGTTCATCCTATCTTCTAATTGGTCAACCAGTTCAACGTCAACTACGTTATACTCAACGTATAACTTCCAGTCTTTAGTGTAAAAATCCTTAAACGATGAATATCCATGCTTAAGTTTTTCTTTACCAAGTTCTTCTTTAGCGATAAAATCCAAAGCATAGGATTCTTGTACCTTGAATGAAAACTTCTTGTACAAATCCATATAATCTAGCACGGAAATACCAATCCAGTTATAAGCTAGCTGAGTTCTACCCTTTGCGTAGGGAACTTCAAACTCCTCAATCAGCTTATACGGTGAACATTCGGAAAGTGCACGCTCACCTAGGACTTTAGTGATCCTAGTTGATAAATAAGCCATATCGAAGAGTTGTACGTTCCAGCCAGTTATAATGTCTGGATAGTCTTCTTTGAGATGATCAATGAATTTTCGTAATAAATCGAACTCATCTGCGCATTCAACGTATGTGTGGTTTTGCTTTTGAACTAAAAAAGGCTTGCAACCGAAAGATATGATTTCTTTGGTGTTAAAATCTTGAATAGTGATCAGCAGAATCTCTTCCTGTCCTGTCCTAGGATCTGGAAACCCATACTCCGTAGATGTCTCTATATCAATAGTCACTATCTTCATTTGTGACATATCGAATTCAATATTGTTTGGAAACACTTTGCTAATGAACTGAGTAGCATAATTGGTGTTCCCGAATATCGGGAAGTTATTTACATCTTTGTAGCGCTTTATGAAGTCTCTTGCTTCGCCTATGGAATCGAACTTTAACTGTTCGAGGTTTTCGCCATGGAGTGTTTTGAACTTCGATGCTTTGTTTGAAAGAACGAAGAACGATGGCTTAAATGGAAGCTTTTGATTGATTTTTTTGCCGTCTTGGTAACCACGAAAGTATATGTTGTTACCACGGCAATGGACGTTTGTATAGAAGAGCATCTGTAGATTATAAACTGATGTGTTTTAAATGACAACAACTAAAAGGAGTAACATGGAACTGACAAAAGAAAAACTGAAAGAATTACTTCCAAAAAATCCATATATTAACCAATGGCATAATGCTTTAAGTCAACTGCTTCCTGACTACGAAATTAATACCCCTCAACGTATGGCAGCATTTATTGCTCAATGCGCTCACGAGTCAGGTGGCTTTATTTTCTTATCAGAGAACTTAAACTATAAAGCCGAAAGTCTAATGAAGATATTTGGCAAATACTTTAAAGACATTGGAACAGCAAAAGCATACGAAAAGAATCCTCAAAAGATTGCAAACAAAATCTATGCTGACCGCATGGGTAATGGTAACGAAGCATCTGGTGATGGCTTCAAGTACCGTGGTCGTGGATTAATCCAATTGACTGGAAAAACCAACTATACTTGGTTTGCTGCATCACTAGAAATCTCACCAGAAGAAGCTGCAGAGTACATGAGCACGTTTGAAGGTGCTGCACAAAGTGCTTGCTGGTTCTGGGAAACGAACAAACTAAACGATTGGGCTGATAAAGGCGACATTGAAAAAATGACTAAGATCATTAACGGTGGAACAATCGGTTTAGAAGATCGTAAGAAACATTATGCTCACGCACTTCATGTATTAGGAGCACATTAATGAAATATTTAGCCTTACTGTTACTACCGTTCTTATTTGCATGTGACGAGCGTTACAGATATCCTTGCCAAGACCCTGATAATTGGGGAGAAAAGATATGCCAGAAACCGTTTTGTAGTGCAAATGGAACTTGCCCAGAAGACCTGAAACATTATCTTAAAGATAGCACAGGTAAACCTATTATTCCACCACCAAGTGAAAAACCAGTAACATCTAAAGGAGATTGCAAATGA